GAATATCATATTCGGAAACGGAGAGTTGTTAGTTAAAGTATTTATTTGATTTTGAAGATTAGACTCAACAACAGCAAGCTCTGCATCTGTCGTCATTTCTCCGTCAATAAATTTTGCTTTAATATCTATCGGCATAGTACCTCAAAAAGAGGGAGAGCATAAGCTCTCCCTTACGTTTACCTTACGCTAAATACTGATAACGAACATAGATATTATCACTTGCATCAAGTTGAGATTGTCCCGGAGATACTAGATCTCCTGCAAATGTAATTCTTGTAACTCCACCAACAACAGAAATTGTGAAGTCTTCGCCTTGGTGAATAGCTAGTCTATCAACGAAAGCGTGAATACTTTCGCCAATTGCTTCGTGTGAAAGATCAACGTAACCATTAGAGATATTAGTCGCAGTTAAATCAAACTTAACTCTTGCCCATGTTGGAGACATTGCAGTTTCAAGTGAATCAATTCTACTTTCATGATCTTCTAGTGCACCTTGAACATCAGTTTCGCCATTAACAGCAGGTGAAAGCGAAATAGCTGAAGCAGCGTGAGCGCCACTTGCATCGTTTAAGTGACCTTCGTGAGCAGTTTCTAATTCTTGTAAAGCTTGCTTAATAGTTTGAGAATCAGAAATAGTCGAGCCTGTAAAAGAACCTAAATTAGCTGAATTTTCAGCAACACCAGAAAGAGAAATAAGGTCGTTTACATTTTGGTCCACTTCCTCATGTGCAGACTCAAGTGCTTGGATAGCTTGCTTAATTGTCTGGCCATCTGGAATAGTTGAACCTGTAAAATTACCAAGATTGTCAGAATCAACTGCTACACCTGACAAAGTTACTAAGTGAGAGATGTCATCTTCAGTTGCATCAACTTCGCCTTGTAAGCTAACCAACTTTGATTCAACAGTTGTTCCCGGAGCGGAAACCATACTAACATCACCAGCGTCAATAATAACAACGCCAGTTTCACCATTAACAGAGTCAACTGCACCAGATGTAATTTGAATGTATGTTGAACCTGACCAACGAAAACACTTATTAGTATCTAAAGCTACATAAATCTTACCACTTTCACCAGTCGCTGGAAAAGCTGCAAGGTTTGCATACTCAAGAACGTCGTCAACGTATGAAGGTAGAATAGCCGCTGGGATTTTATCCGAGCTATCCAAAACCTTAACGCCTTTTAAGAAAACTTCATCAGAAGAGTTTAGTTTTACTAAATCAACCACTGAATCATTTTGTAGTGTTCCACGAACCGCTTGGTTTTTTTCAACTAGAAGCTGATTTGCCCCTACTTGATCATTACCAATAAATTTCTTTTTAATTTGTTGAGCCATTGTTAACCCTCCCGTGGTTAATATCTAACAGTTAAAGTTTCCCCTGCCTCAAGAAATCCGTCTAATCCTTTACCGTTCCATGATAAAACATTTCCTAGAATTTCAAAGTCAATTCCATACAATTGAGAAGGTCCACCTTCAGGAGTTACGTCAACCACCGAAGGCTGATAGGGTATCGCTGGCAAAGTCACTGACTTATTATTAATATTAGTCGAACTTAGCGTGAAAGTGGTAACGCTAGATAATACACCGCTTCCAATTCTAAATCCACCAAAATTCACACCATCGCCACCGTAAAAAACATTTTCATCTGTATCGAAAACTATTTCACTCACTTCTAGGATTAGTGATAATCTCTGAGAAGTTGTGATTTTCGGAGCTTTAAATACTGCCATCTTTAAACCTCTAAAATTCTAAAACCTGTATCTATAATCGATGAATCATTATCTCTTGATCCTGTGTCAATCTGAAGATCGCCTTCATTGAGTAAAATTGACGTGGATTCAACTACTGATTCACCTTTAACAACAAAAACTAGATCAACCGTTGTAAAATCAAACTTCCACATTTAAAACCTTGTCTTTGATATGGAAATTATATCCTTCTTAGTTTGACTACTATAAGTAACTAGTACAGTCATAACTGTTACATTATTTCTTTTATATGTAAATAAGTCACTTGTATTACTAGGATAGGTTGTAAGCATTGAATCCCAGTAAGGATTGTCATTTTTATTATTAGTTAAAGCAGGCAATCTAGTTGCTTCAAACGAAACCTTGTCTGGATTATCATCTTTTACGATAATGCACTCAAAAGTAACATCACCATCAATTGCAACTAAATGATAGTAGTCTGGACGAATTTCACCAATGAAAACATCGAGTCCCTTAGCATCAACCAATGAATAAAAATCAGAATAATTTCTTTTTAATCTCATTCAAATTCCTTAAAGTTAATTACTCCGTAAAGCGTAGCTTGCTGAGTTAATGGGATTGCTGTGATTGCCATTATTTCACTATTACCCGAAAAGTCATTGCCTAAAGTTAAGTCCCAGAATTTAGATATTAATTCCAATTTCTCGGACGCTTGAAGATTACCTTTCATGTAAAATTCTGCCACAATATCCCCGCCACTCCAAGACGTTGCACTGACATCTTTCTGACAAAGAGAGTTCGGAATATCTACCCAAACAACACCAACTAAAGTAGGTTTGTGAACAATTTGCATCAAGAAATCATCTTGAGATGTTGAAAAAGCATGAAGGTCTAATATTTGAACAGGCACATCTGAATAAGCAGGTTTTTTTCTTATAGAGATAATCGGGTAAGAAGTCCCACTAACAGGCATATTCTTGCCAATAATTCCACTTGAAACGCTGTGCAAATGTCCATGTTGTGCTGTTGCTCCATTGGAAACAACTGAGCAGCAGGTAAACTCAAAATAAGAAGCCAAGCCCGATACATTTAAGATTTCAGCTTGAATAGGAAGAGTTCCTGTCTGAGAGTAAAGACTGTTTATTAAATTAGCATGATGAAATTTATGTGCAGGATATTTTTTGCCGTCAATCACAAATCCAACAAAAACAGTCCCTGATCCCAACCATTGATAATCAATGAATAGAATTTGCTGTTTGGTTTTATCTATTAAAATACCCGATGGATTGCTTGCCTCGTTCCCTGATCCATCAAAATTATCTACATTCCAATTAACTTGCTCGGCATAGTTTGTAATGGCTGAACCACTTATTGATGACCTAACGCCAAACCTTAGATTTCCATTAAGCATCTCAAAAATATACCCATTCTTCTCATCATACATTCCTACTCTTTTAGTGATTCCTGCCAATGAGTTTTGAAAACAGAATGACATCATCACCGAGTTAGTAAAAGCAGGCGAGTAAGGGAAATAGTTTCTAGTTCTAAATCTAGCCCTTGATCCAGCAGTTGCCGAGCATGATATAGTTGCGCAAGCTCTTGATGAATTATGCGTAATTGTCGCACCACCAATCAAGTCTTGGATAAATACTTTAGTTTGAAGTGAATATTGAAAAGATGAGTCGAATAGTAGGTGAGGAGCAGCAACTTTTAATCGTCCGAAGTTGTCCTCGGCATCCATGCTAACATTAATTGGATTATATGGACCTTGCTCTTGAACGACAGCTACTTTAGTTTTACCATTTTCACCAGTATCTCTGAATTTTTGATACTCTCTATCAAGTTGTGTTTTTGGTAAAGTCATATTTTAAATGGGGACGTTTTAAGTCCCCATCTCCTAAGTTTTTTCAGAGTGAGGCAGACCCTTTTTTCTTAGGAATTTTTGCCTCTCTGGTATCTTCAATTTTAACACCGAGTTTCGTTTGATCGTTTTCTGGTTCAACTAAAAGAAAATGGATATACCACTGACCACCTGTCGAATTGATTGAATGAATCATAATTGATTGCTTCAAGCTTATTTCTTCAAGTGCTTTTTCAAGAGCGGCAAGGTTATTGCCGCTTATGTTTCTTAGTTTAACCATTATCCGTTAATCTTAACGATTCTCTTATTATCTGCAAGAGTAAATCCGAAGATAATGTCTGCAGAAATTAGAGTTCCATATTTGTAGTTTGAGTGAAGATCAGAAATCTTAACTCTTACATCTCTTTGGATAACCATTTGAAGTGCAGATGGGTGAACAGCGTAACCAACATCAGCAGGTAAAAGGTCATGTTCAAAGATGTTTAATCCCATGAATTTAGAAACAACTGCTTCCTGTGCGGAGTTAGCTGTAACGAAATCTTGAGAAGTAACTACGTTCTTTTGTAGCAAGTCACCATAGTAGCTTGGAGCCAGTGCTAGGTAACGGTTAGCCGTTGGAACTTTTGCTTCAGAAAGAAGAGTTCTCATAGCTGCAAGGTCAACTGCGTTTAAATCACTTGGAGATGCCGGAGCAATTTGGTGATCTGGTGCTGCTGCGCTTGGGATTAAAGCTGAAATGATTGATCCTTCAATTTGCTTACGAATAGCGTAAACTAGAGCTTCTCTTGCCTGAGCTTGAAACTCAAGAGATTGAAGTTGAGCCATATCCGTAATCTCGAAAGATGCAGACGCTCTCTTATTAGCCACGATATTGAAAGTGTTAAAAGCCAATGCTTCAGATGAGAATTGAGCTTCATCATCTGTAAGAATTTCACCGGTAGGTGCTAATAATTGGTTAACTTTAACAGTATCACCAACATTACGAATCTCCCCTTCGTATTCACGAGAGAAAAGGTTCATAAACGCAATTTTGTTGCGTAGTTCTTCATACATCATTGATGACCAGATTGTAGGAATCATCGATGATAATTCTGTTTTGCCTGAAATGACTTGTGCCATAAAAAATACTCCTAAAAATGTTTTTGATTATCCTTTAAAGAATTTTCTGCACAGCAAGAAAAGACAGGTTGCCACTGGTCAACCCAAATAGGATTTTCATCTAGTTTAAATTACTTACCGCTTTACTGCAATATTATATTGCTTGTAGATGTCAGCCATCTTTTCATTTTTTTCCTTTAATGTGAGTTTATTGAAGGATTCTATATCCAATGGATTTGTGTTAGCTGGTGGGGCATCGTGATTTGATCCTGCGGATGGTCTTCCGAACACCTCTGGGATGATAGCTTGAATACGTCTAGCCTCTTCCTCAGCACCGTAAACTCCAAGAATCTTATCATTATCGCCTTTCTCAAGTTTGATTTGCTCAAGTTTTGAAAGATTAAATAAGAGTTCGGTCTTATCGCCTTTTGCGCCTAGCTTCTCTAATTCCTTGCGAAGTGATCCCAATTTAGTCTGCTTTTCAATTTCAGACTGAAGGTTATTGTATTTAGCCTTATATTCTTCAGTTTCTTTAGCTTTTAATTCAGCTAATGCCTTGTGATTCTCTTTATCTCTAAGTTCAGCTTCTTCTTTTTCTTTTAACTTAGCCATTAAAGCGGCTTTCTCTTCTCTTTCTTTTTCAAGAGCAGCCTTAAAGTTTTCTTTTTCTTTTTTAATTTTTTCCACGATCTCAGGGATTTGTTCTGTTTTTGTTTCAATAACTTCTGACATATTGCCTCCTAGTCAAAATTATAGTTTTAATGATCTTAATATCTCGCCTATGATTAGGTCAACTTCTCGCTCTAATATTCTTAATTCACCTGATGTAATTGCCATAAAAGGACGTTCTTTTGATACATAATCAGCAACTTCCTTGTTAGTCTTATCCGCATTGTCATACTTATTTGTTTTTCTACGACTGGAATTAGGTATAAAAATATAGATTTCCTTAGGAGATATTCGATAAGTCATAGAATCAAGCAATTGACCGGAAAGAGTTAAATTTGATTTAGCTGGTGATCCAAACTCTCCCAATTTAGGTTTATCTATCCATTTCTTGTCTTTGGTCAGAAACACTTGCTTAGTTTTTTTATTGGTTAAAAATTGTTGTTTACCTGATCGCCAATCTTTATAATTTTTGCTTAATGGCTTTAGTTTGGTCAAGTCTGCCTTACCAGTTTGGAGAGTATCGTTATTAACGCCCTTGCCGGATTTAACCCTCTTATAGATGATTGATCTTGCTCGCTCAGCTATTCGCTTAAGATTCTTTGGTTTATAAAATTCCTTAGCTAATTGATCTAAGTTATTTGATAAAAGTCTAAAACTCTTTCTATTGGTTACCATAATCGATCCCTGCTATATCTACAAGATTTCTAGCTATTTCTGCACCTGCTATATTTACACTTATGACTTTCTCATCCAGGAACATATTAAGATCGATTGAACTATTAGCGTAATCATCTAGTAGTGATTTAAAGATTGCATCCTCTTCTTTCTTTGGGAGTCCTAGAAAGTCACGCTTTGGTCCATTATTTCGCCCAAGTTTACCCGAGATTTGCCCTTGAGCCTTTCCCTTATTGTTATCACCAATTAAGCCAATATAGATTGTATTTGCTTCCATGTTCTTTAATTGTGTAAGACTAGCGAGCATTTCACCAGTTAAGGTTAGATTTGGCTCAGTTCTTTTCTTTCCATATATTTTGAACTCAAGGCTATTAGAATAGGTTTTTGAATAGAAAGCGAATTGTTTACCATTTTTATCTAGTCCTAACTGTGTTCTTTGGATTATCTTTTCAATTACTGACTGTGAATAGATGTCTTTAAAAGTCTGATCCTTTATTAATTGCCTAAGCTGCCTTTGAACTTCAATGGGCTTGCTTGAGTAATTTCTAAAAAAGACATCATTCAGGGAGATTTTGTAAGTCGGATTCCAACGTGCCAAAAACTTGTCCTTGCTCTTGATTTATTTCTTCCATGAGCTTATAAACCATTTCTTCATCATAGTCAGAATTTAATTTTTGTATTTCTTCAATTCTACTCGTGAGTTTAGCATCAAGTTTCATCTTGGCAACTTCAACCTTCTCACGTTCAGTCATCATCGCTTGTGGCTCTTTGAATGAAACGTAAACCTCAAAATCAGATGAAAATTCTCTATTGAGATCAGGTTCTAGTTCGTTAGTTTGTCGCCAATATGGCATAAAGTTTTCTTTTAACTTATCCCAAATCTCAGCTTCTAGTCCATAAAATAGAGCTTGCTGATCTTTCTTATCTTCAATACTCTCAGCTTGATCTAGCATTTTAGAAACACCCGAGACTGCTGAACCAACTCCAAAACTACCCGAGTAATTATTGGATAGGTTATTTGTAGAAAGCCAAGCATCTAAAAGAAACTTAACCGAATCTAGGATTTTATTAGCGTCAAATTGTGGTGCAATAACTCCGATTTTTGGATCAGAGCCATCAGCCTCACGTTGTAATTGAAATACAGCTTGTGGTCCACCAGTTATTTCGCCTGTAACCCCAACGGTGTAGATGATGGGCCATGCTTGATACTTTAAACCGAACATTAAGTCAGTTAAAGCCACAGGAATCGCAACACTCATAGACATCATATCATCCGACAACACAGGCATCACGTCGAAGACTGAATCACATCTGTAAAAGAAAGGTAGGACACCGTAAGGGTTTATCATTCCGATATTATCTTCACTTGGAGCTTTTTTATTTCCTTTAGAATCAAGATAAAAGTGTTCTTCATTGGTCCAAACTAAGAAAAGATCGTCTTTCATTATTTTAACGATCGCATCCACTTTAGTTGGATTTTTCTTGTCAAAACTATAAGTTTTATATGTATGAGCAGGTAGCAGACGCAAAGCAGGATAACCATCTTCAACAAAAATCTCAAGGCAAGCCCTTTTATTTAACTTGTAGTATCTATTAAAAGTCTTAAGAACTCCATTAATTTCCATTGCATCTTCAAGCTCAGATAAAAGCTCAATATCCACAACGTCTTTAGTTATTGCTCGTCGAATCGGAGCTTCAACATAAACACCAGCTAACTTATTGATAATCTTTTTTAGAAAGTTTAATGGAACTAATCGTCCAATCATTTCATCAATTGTTTCAGGCTTGCGAAACTCCTTAACAATATAAGACTTGATGATCTCTTTTGTCGCACCGTTATAAAACTGAAAAAGCTCAAAATCTTTCGATAAATGAACCTTTGTATTATAAGACTGAATGTCCTGCACAATATATTGGATTTGATCTTGACTAAGCATTTTGAACCCTTAAGGTAATATTACCTAGATTTTCCACTAAACCACGAACTAAATCAATAATAAAAGGTTTTGATATTATTTACACCTTTTAACATATTGTCCACAGCATAAAGCCAATAACCGAGAGCATCTGAAATGTGCGTAAGCTCTGGATGAGTTTTCTTATCTAACTGATTGTCTCGCCAAACAACCTTTTCCAAATCAGCTATTAGTTTCTTACACTTCGGTGAAATTATCAACCGATCAGCAGTTAAAAGCCTATTTACGTTATTAATTCGGTCAAAAACAATGGGATTATGCGTTTTCTTAACTGTAAAACCAGCCTCTCTTAGGATTAAGTGATCTGACTTACCAGATGTTTTCCGATTTGCTCCGGTTGAATCGGGATAAACATCGCCAATATAGCCACGTCTTTTTAATTCATCTGACATTTTAAAAGTGTCTGAGTTTTCAAGGTAGACTTCATCAATGGCATAGAAAGTCTCATTTACATAATAACCAACTACTGCAGTCATTGGATTTACGTTGAAGTCCATTCCTATACAGATTTGCCCAACATGAAAACTTCGATCTATCTCCTTAACGTGCTTTTCTCGGTTAAAAGCATAATAAGCTGAACCGTCTAAATCATCTAAAAACTCTCCAAACTCAAAACACCTTCTTTCTCTATCTGGTAATTTACTAAGAATTTCATCAATATAATCCTAATCGATATTCTCCAAGTTATCCCTAGGATTCATTAAAAATGATTTATATTTGGAATTATCTATTGGCACATTATCCACTGGATTAATGCCCTTAATAAATAACCAATAGGACCAATGCCTTTTAGTTGGAGGGTTTTCATCGTAGTAGGCTTTATTAATTAAACTATTCTTTTCAGCCAAACGAGTTAAAGCAATTTGAACCGCTGCATAACTAATCTGAGAACATTCATTAAAATAAATAGTTGAGTATTCTTTACCTAGAATCTTCTCAACTCTTTCAGCGTCATCAAGTCCACCAACCCATAACTCAGAGCCATTTGGAAACGTTACAAAATAGTCAGTTTTTGACATTGAAACAATAAGCTCAGGGAAACATAACTTAAGAACCTTGGGAAGTGTATCGAGCCAAATAGAAGTCTTAGCGTGATTAAATTTCTGTCTTAGAATGATGTGCCTTGATTTAACTTTTAAAGCTCTGATGATAATTGATCGAACTAAGATAAAAGTTTTTCCTGATCTCGATCCACCATAAAGCATGATGTGGCGATAATGATCACTTAGGTATTTTACAGCTTGTATTTGAGTTTTTGTTTTCTTAAAGGTTTGAGTCGTCATTGTCGATGACTATGTTCATTTTAGAGTGGACATCTTGCTCAACCTTATCAGTCTGGCCAAGTTCATTCTTCCCTAGCCAAATAAGCATTGAAACATTTCCTGCCATCGCAACATCATATTGTTTTTTTCTAAGATTGATGCGGATTGCTTCTTTCTTTTGATTCTTATACTCCGCAAAAGACAAGCCAGTTTTCTCTTTAATTCGCCTAGCGAGTGAATCAACGGACATATTAAGTTTTTCAGCACAAAAGACTTCATCAGACCAAACAATAAGAGCGTCTAGTTGTTGCCAGCCATCAAATTGCATAGAATCTAAATCTTTCCTTGGTCTTCCATTTTTCTTCATAAAGAATCAAACTCAATCTTTTCGCCATCCTTTAATAAATAGGCTTTCTTACCTGTAAACTTTTGCCAGCGATTAATAATCACGTCGCAGTATTTTTCATCTAGCTCCATGCCGAAGCATTTTCTATTTTGCTTCTCGGACGCAATAAGTGTTGTTCCAGACCCGAGAAAAAAATCAATAATTATATCATTTTCAATGGAGCTAATTTCTATATAAAACTCGACCATTTCTACTTTTTTTTGGGTTGGGTGAATAATGTTCATATTATGCTCAGTCGATCTCTCGCCATCCCATAATGCAGGATAAACACGAAGTTTTCCATCACCTTTGTAGCGAGGATCGCTTAATGTTGTTTCTGAAACAGAAAACTTTTTAGACGGGTTAAATCCCTTGGCATTGTTGTTGGAAAATAGACAGGTCTCAAAATTAAGTTTAAAAGCTCCCTTTTTACCTCTTTTGTTTTCATGTGTACAACGAATTGGCAAAAGATTTTGAAACTCAAAGTTTTGGACAAAAGCTGCTAAGCTTGGTGGAAACATATCTCCAGAGGCGCACCAGACATAAGTGTGAGCATCTTCCTTTGAGTAAGCTTTTAACAATGGAAGAACATTTTGAAACACATCTAAAGTCTCATCATTAAGTATTGCTCCCTGCGTATTCTTCACAGCAAAACCATAAGGAGGATCAGTAAAAACCATGTCGGCTTTCTCGCCATTCATTAACTTTTCAACATCATCAATCATTGTGCTGTCACCACACATTAATCTATGATTTCCTAACTCAAAAATATCGCCTCGCTTAGTTTTTGGAATTGGTGGAACTTCTGGGACTTCATCCTCATCGCATTGAGGAATTACTTCTTCTTCTGGTAATTTAAAGTCTTCAATACCTAATAAAGAAACATCGACATCGGGCAATTCTTTTAAAGTATCGTAAATGTTTTGATAATCTAACTCTGCCCAACGTGCAATTTCATTATCTGCAGTTAAACATTGGTATTCTTCCGCTTCACTAGAAAAGTCCTGGAAATCAACTGGTAATTTCTCAATGCCTAATTTTCTAGCGGCTTCAAGTCTACCATGACCAGCAACGATAAACCCTGATCTATTAGAAACAACCAAAGCATGACGAAAGCCATGTGCTTTAATTAGTTTTGATAAGGCTTCAATTTGCTCTATTGAATGTCTATTGTTATTGCGTGGATGAGGAACAAGTTTTTCAATTGGGACTAGTTCATCGAAGGCACAATCAATCTTAATCATTATTTCTTCTTTTTAGCTTTCTTCTTAGTTTTACCAGCAACACTTAAAGCGATCGCAACTGCTTGCTTTTGCTTCATTTCTGGATGCTTTTTAAGCTCCGTTTTGATGTTTGCTGAGATTGTCTTCTGTGATTTACCTTTCTTCAATGGCATAATTTCCCCTATGTTTAATGAATGGTTGTATTTTCTGTTCCAGATTCCATTATCTTTTTTTCAAGGTTTAAGATTTCATCTTTTAGAGTCTGATACTCAGCTTCTGACATCAAGTGCCGACTCTCTTCTAACTCAGCTAATTTTTGAGCTAAGTCAGTTAATGCCATCCAAAATCCTTTTCTTGTGACGCTTAAAGTAATTAGATAAAAGCAGTCTAATTAAATTTGAAGTAGAAAGCTCTTGTTTCATAATCAAGTTATAAGTTGCTTCATCTATGCGCACAATAATTGTCTTTTCTTTTCTCATATTACAAAGCGTAAGACATTTACTAACTTGTGTCAATACGTAGGACCATTTTAGTTATTGATATTGCTTTAAAATTGGATTTTCTAGGTATTACTTTGACAATCTTTTTCTGTGTAATGGACTAATTTTATCGATCTTTCTCTGAATTTTTGATGAAATATTTCCTTTCTGATCCATCGCTCATATCCATGGACCTCACGCAAAGCATAAGACAATTCAGCCTGAACCATACTGTGTTCGTCCTGAATCTTTTCTAGTCTTTTACGTTCATCTTCATCTGGATAATAGAAAGTATTGATAAAGGAAACCGAACTCACTTTAAAGCCCTCAGGCAGTTTTCAAATATCCATTCCACCAGATAAGCCTGACTCTCATCATTTTCTAGGCTCATTGGTATTCCTTTGTGGTCCAAAATCATATTGGCAG